AGTAATATCTACAATTTTATCTGTAGAAAGACTTGAAGAGCGACACAGAGAATTAGAAAAACTTCATGCTGCTGATGACGTAGCGCAAATAAGATTAGACAGATTAAGAAGCGATTTAGAAAACTTTAGAGGAGAATATTTATCTTCTCACAACAACGCACATAAGTATATTCCTCCTCCAAAGTATGACTAAGGTATAACATGATTTCACTTTTAGGTAGTTTACTAGGTTTTGTTACTTCTACAGGCCCCTCCATATTTAAACAGTATATGGATGCCAAGCAAGATACTAGGGATAAAGAACATGAGCTAAAGATAATGGCTCAACAATCTCAAGATAGAAGAGATGAAGCTGTAATTACTAGCGTAGGTGAAGCTAATGTAGCAGTACATAAGAACGCTGATGAGCAAACTAAAAGAGCAAGCACTTGGGTAGTTAATCTGTCATCTACAGTTCGCCCAGTAATAACATATTTTTTCTTTTTAGAATTTGTTCTGTTAACTTTTCTGTCTGCTTTTGACATGATTAGTGTAGAGCTTTTTAAATACCTTTGGTCAGATGAAATAGTAAGTATATTTTCCGTGATAATTTCTTTCTGGTTTGGTCAGAGATTAGTAAGTAAATGGTCAAAGTAATAAATGATAAAGGGTTAGATTTAATAAAGAGCTTTGAAGGATTTTCTTCTGACCCATACAAGTGCGTAGCTGGAATCTGGACAATAGGTTTTGGATCTATATACGGAGAGGATAACAAAAGAGTAACACCAGACCATCCTTCTGTGACAGAAAGTAGAGCTACGGAATTAATGCAGAGAGACTTAGGATCAATAGAATATAAAGTAAGCAAATTAGTCAAAGTTCCAGTAACGCCTAATCAGTTTTCAGCAATATGTAGTTTTGTATATAACGTAGGTTCAGGGGCTTTCCAACGAAGTACAGCAAGAATGAGACTAAACAGGGAGAATTACCAAGGCTGTGCTGATGAGTTTTTAAAGTGGAAGTATGCAAATAAGAAAGTAATTCCCGGTCTTCTTAGGCGAAGATATGCAGAAAGAGATTTATTTTTAAGTGAGGATTAGCTATAATGGCATATAGATCAATTATTAACAAAGTACTAAGAAGGTTAAGAGAAGATACTGTAGCAGCAGATTGGATAGGTAATTTAGTTGATTCTGATGTTGACGATTATCAGCAATTAATAGGTGATTTTGTTAATGAGGCTAAACAAAAAGTAGAGGATGCGTGGTCTTGGAGTTTCTTAAGATCACTCCAGACAGTAACTACAAGTGCATCTACCGCTACATATGCTATACCCTCAGCTACAAATCGTACTACAATACTGCAAGTAATAGATGACTCAAATGACCTTGTAGTTCCTCAGATGTCAGATGCAGACTTTTACAATTTTACTTTTGTAGGTACTACACAAACAGGAACTCCGTTATTTTACAGATTAAACGGAACTGATATATCTTTTTATCCTACGCCTGACGCAGCGTATACAATTAAAGTACATATGGTTTTACCTCAGGATGACTTAACGGAAGCTACTACTACCCTTACTGTACCGGAGCAGCCTGTAGTATTAGGGGCATATGCGTTAGCTTTAGTTGAGCGAGGCGAAGACGGAGGCACAGGTCCGAGTGTAGCTAGTGTAGCTTTTGAAAAATCACTTGCAGATTATATAAGTAAAGACACAAGTAGAACTTTAAACGAGACTGTTTGGTATGCCAGTTAAACCGCTACGACCAGCAAAATTAGATGGTTTAGGAAGAGCCGGACTTAATACTCAGGGAAGTGCAGCTACTTTAACACCTGAGTGGCTTACTGAGTCCAGTAATGTAGTCTTTGACTTCCAAGGACGCATAGGACCACGTAAAGGTATTAAGGCTATATCTAAAACTGTAGCAAGTCCTATTAAGTCTGTAGGAGAGTTTGTTAAATCAGACAGGACTACGGAGTATTACGCAGCTTCCGGGGCATATATTTATAAAAGGGATACATCTACTACACCAGAGACACTTACGGCACAGTCATTCTCAGGATCTCCACAGACTATTTCAAACTCTAACTGGCAGTGGGTTAATTTTAATAATGAGTTCTGGGCTGTGCAGTCGGGCCACAAGCCTATTAATTATGATGGCACTAGCTGGTACGATGTAGAAGATTTAGGAGCCTATGCTGCTCCTTCAGGAGTAACTACATTTAATCCATCGTGTGCTTTAGGAAACTTTGGACGTATGTGGTACGGAGGTATTACTGAAGATCCGGGGGTTTTGTTATACTCAGATAACCTTATAGGTGAAAAATTAACTGGCGGTGCTGCTGGTAAACTAGATTTAAGGACTGTATGGGGATCAGATGAGATTGTAGGCTTAGGTGCTATCATGGATAAAATAGTTATCTTTGGTAAAAACAACATAGCTATTTATTCTGGTGCGTCCAACCCTGCTACAATGACCCTAGACGAGCTTATACAGGGCGTAGGGTTAGCAGGTAGGGATAATATAGTATATGTAGGCGCAGAGCTTTTATTTATGAGCTACGAGGGTCTACAGTCCTTAGGACGTATTACAGAGACAGACGGTAAAGCTCCTGTATCTGATTTATCTATATCTGTTCGTAATAGCTTATCCTTCTTTTTGTCTACAGCAGATTTATCTACAATAAAGTCTGTGTATCATCAGGAAGAAGGTTTATTAATAATGATGGTTCCAGAAAATAAACTAGCTTATGTATTTGATTTTTCTAAATCAACTAAAATAACTATACCAAGAATTACTACATGGTATTTTTCAGATGCTCCTCTGTGTGGAGTAAGTACAATAAGTGGTGATCTCATACTAGGATTAGACGCTAATATAGCTCTGTATGAAGGATGGTATGATGTAGCCATAACAGACACTACGTCTACTAATGCAACCTCAGGAGCCTGTAGCACAGCAGGAGGAACATGGGATGGATCAAAGTGTTGGAGCACAACTAATAACTTATACAACTACGCATGGGCAACTCCTTGGATGGATCTTGGAGAACCTACATCAACAAAGATACTAAAACAGGCTATTTTTAATTACTCAGGTGGAAGAGGGTGTTCCACTACACTACAGGTTTTTGTAGACTATGACTCTATTAACCCACTTAGAAAGGTGTTTAATTTAGCAGCAGATGATGATTTTGCACTATACGGAGCATCTACGTCTTTATATGCAACAGCCAAATTTAGTTCTAAAATAGGACCTGCTGAGTATAAAGTACCGTTATCAAGAACTGGTAAAGTAGTAAGGTTAAAAATGATTACTGAGGTGGTTGGTGATTTTTCAAGTTTAGTATCTACAACATTATTAACAAAGCAAGGAAAAACGAGGTAATATTATGTCAGCAATTGATTTATCAGGAAGTTTATTAGGCATCCCCGGACTAACAGTTCCGAGTATATTGACCGCAGGATTAGGGTTTTTAGGTTCTAGATCAGATTCTAGAAATGCACAAAATGCAGCACAACTCCAAGCAGAAACCATAAGACAAAACGCACAAGATACCATAGCAGCAGGAGCACCTTTTGGTGTAGGTGGTTTTGGTGGTACAGCAGATTTTGATATGGATACTCGTACTGCTCTTCTTAACTTATCTCCTCAGTTAGCAGATATATACCAAGGAGCTTTAGATAGAAGCGGTATGTTTGGTGGACAGGCTATGCAATATGCACAGATGGACCCTTTTGAAGCTGCTGATTTATTTTATGAACAAGAACAGCCTTTAGTAGATAAAGATAGAAACTTAAGAAGAACGGATCTAGAGACACGGTTGTTATCTCAAGGACGCTTAGGCGGTACTGGTGGAGCGCAGGAACGAGAAGCTTTAGAGACAGCTTTTGAAGTAGCAGATATGGGAAGAAGAAATCAAGCTTTTTCTAGAGCACAAAATTTAGTGGGTACTTTATTAAGCAGAGAAACAGGGGATCTTGGAACAGCTAAAGGACTTCTTAACATTCCTTTACAAATGGCTAATTTAGGCAGAGGAATTGGAGGAGACTTAGGCCAGTTAGCAGCCGCAGGGTTAGCTTCTAGACAAGCAGGAGAAGCTTTATTAGCCAACGCAAGTACAGCAGGAGGAACTACACTGGGACAACTTGCGGATTCTG